TTGACAGACAAAACCGCCAAAGCAAAAATACTGTATATACAAACAGTTATTAGCGAAACACGTATGTTCGTAGAACTGGTTTATGACAAGCGTAATGTTGAAGGACTCGAAGGGGCCAGCGAGATCATTCTGGCCGAACTGACGAAGCAGGTGCACCAGATTTTCCCTGATGCCGAAGTGAGGGTGAAGCCGATGCAGGCAAACTGCTTGAATAGTGATGCCAACAAAAGCGATCACGAAAAGTTGAACAGATGCCTGGTTTCAGATTAAACACATTAATTAGTCATTCTTAACCAGTAGAATCCGCCGCGACTGGCAACCATTCAATACTCGCACTATCGAACGATCGCCAGTCAGCCGCAATCATGCTCCTGCATACGGCGTTGTTGCGGCATCAATTCACATCTCAACCAGTCAATTTTCCCTTGCAAGAAATTCAATCCCGGAAGCAGGTAACCTGCCAATTCAGGTGATTTTTATTTTTGTAAAGCAGCTATAGTAAGTTTCAGTTCTGTAATTTGCGCTTGCAGGTTCTGAATGCATCCTAGCAAATCCATTACAATTGGGTTGTTGTCTATAGACGGACGGTCTGCATACTGCTGGTTGACAAGCTGGCCTTCTTCATTGTAAACCTGACTGCCAGGTACCGGAAATTGGTTGTGCTTGACATATTGTGGTGCCACATCTTCAGCTTCTTCTGCAATAATCCCGAAACGGACACGCGCCAGTTCATCGTCCTTATACACGAAATTAACCATACGCAGCCCCATAATGCGCCGCATTGCTTCGCAGGTGTCTGCATCCTCTATATCCTTTTTGTATTCCCTTCCGGACGTCCCCTGTACGGCAAGAACTCCCGGCGATGACGGCAGAAGTGACTCTATCTGGTTTTCGGGGGTATTCTGGTTATTTTTTTGTATTATTGATCCTCTCGAATTGGCAGCAACTGAAGCTTCAATAGAGACACGAGCACCAACATCTGTTGCGCCTCGAGAGGTATTCTGCACTCCAATAATTGCGTACCCTGTTGTAGAAATGTTTAACTGCGAAAAAAAAGGGCTGCTTTTTTGACCAAGGCCAATATTATTTGCCGCATCCGCAGGGGTTGCTCCTCCCGTCCCACCTTGAGCAACACTTAACGGCGTTGTCAGTCCTGTAAGGCTGGTAATATCTGAGTTGTTCCCTTTTTTAGCCTTGTCACTGACGCTGTTGATTAACTTTTTCGCTGACGGCCCCGTTGTCTGGCTGGTATCAGGAAGCGTAATGGTTACATCACCGTCCGCAGTGAAAAATTGCTGCCAGTTCTGCTTATCGTAATTCAGTCCTCGCAATGCCTCAGCGCTTTGAGCCACCAAGGCAGCCGTGACCATGTTCAAAGCAACACGAGGCACGGCAGACCACGCAGCGCCGGATTGTGTCGGGCCTGTGTAAACACTAACCAGCGTCAGTGATGTATTGTTATTTACTGCTTTAACCGGAAGTGTATAAGGGATGCCGCCGACAGTTACGACAATAAAATCGCCAGCAGCAAGTTCTGCTGTAAACGCTGTGCCGCTGCCAGTAACAGCATCTGTGTCATTGGTAAGAGTTAAGGTTCCTGCTGACATGAATATTTCCTCAATACATATCCGGAAGGACAAGAATTGGCATATTGATATTTTGATTAAATGTCATATCAAATCTGTTGTCATTGTAATTACCAACAACCTGATTATACGCTGACCGGATGCTTCCACCTGACATTACCACGCCCTTTTTCCTTATATTAAAATATCCATCCACTCGTCTTGACTGCGCACCTGTAAATACTATCTGGCAATATTTATCACCTATGTATTGATTATTGTCTGTTACCGTTAGCTGCTGGTCATATACAAATGGGCGCTTCACTGTTGAAAATGTCACCTGCCCAGCCGAATTAGTCATGGTAATGCCATCACCGGCTACAGGCGCGGTATTATTGAAAATTACCAGTTCCATTGTTACAGATGCGGAAACATCATCCCGTCCTGAGTAATTGATTTCTCTTACAATAATATTTGCTCCGTCAAATCCTACAGACACATTATTGTTATCCCACTTCCCGAATGGTATTCCTGATACGGGAAGCGCCATCGAGCCGTTGACTGTCACCGTGCCAACATAAGCACATGTCATTAATCTTGCCTGATTCGAAATTGCAGTGAAATCAGTAGAGTTGGAAACGAGAAGTCCTTCGTTGTAAGTAGCAGCAGGGAGAATTTCAAATACAGTTCCTGCCCAGTTTGGTATTCGCTGGTAGTTTCCCCTGTTTGTACCGTTAACAGTCACACCGTTGTCTCCGTTTCTTGTAACGGATGTCATATATATCGGTAAAACTATCCATGTCTGATTGTCTGCGAACTCCTGAACGTCAACCGGACGTGTCGGTAAAACAAAAACTGTGGAGCCTGACGTTAATGGAGTATTAACCTGAAACTGGTTTGCCCCCGTACCGTAACCAGCAAAACTTGTGCAGAATGACGGGGCACGGAGCCCCGCTGTAATCGCCATCGCAGGACGGCCATCGTTATAATCTATCAGTATTCCTTCCGGCATATTTCACCTTATGTCCATCGTCCAACAACAACACGACCACCTCCTGAGAGATTTACTGTGATCCCATTGCCGTCAATGCGAGTAACGTTATTCACTCCGTTAAATGCAAATTCACCGCTGTCGGCATAGAGTTTCCCATGGAATTCTGGGCTACCAGATTTTGGTAAATTCCATCCGCGTCCACCACCACCGGGGATAAAGTTTGCAGACTGAAGTGAATCGGTAATTTTCGCAAAATCGATGGATGCTTCCTGAATTAATGCGCTACGAATAAATACCTGTCCGTTATAGACGAAGAATGCAGCCTGCCAGTTGCCGGGGTTATTACCGGAATAAATGCCGAACTGTTCCGCGGCAAATACAACGGTAGATTTATAGCTATTCCCCGATGGCTCGATAGACATGCCGAATCCGGTGTTATATTTCACACCGTTCCTGACAATCCCCATATTGAGTGTGTAAGAGGCTTTTGCAGTCCCATCACTATTTACCTCAGCTGTCATCTTCTGGTTAACGGCTGATGTAAGGCTACCTTCAGGGCCAATCTGCGCCTGAACATATGTGGACAGGTCAGCAAGTCCCTGCTCAGCAGTCGCTACCGTGGTTTTCACGACCAGGATATCGGCACGTACCTCACCGTACTGCTGATACTGGTGCTCAACAGTACCGTGGTTCGCCAGCGAATTTTCCATAATTCCTTCGAGGTTGGTATCGACCCCATCTTTAACATTCTGGAATGCATCTGATTTTTGGATGCCGTCATCAATAAGGTCCATCAATTCACCGGTATCCATCGAGCATAATGCCGGCACTTCAACGAATGCTGATGCACCGAAAGCGTTAATCGTCCTGATGTACCAGTAATAGGTGTGACCTGCCTGTAACTGATTGCTGGTCCATGTGGTACCAACTCCCTCTCTGCTGGCATTTCCCTCAACAGTTGAAGTGGATGTATCGGGGAGTTTTGCCTCCCCTGACGTCCAGAAATCAAACTGCGTGGAAACGTTGGTTATGGCCGCAAGTCTGGGGATCATCGTGACTGCAAAGAACCCCTGCTCAATATCGACGTGCGATGGCGGCGGAGGCGCTTCAATGCTGAACTCCAGATAACCTTCCGGCGATTCTGCCCCCATCTGGTTAACAGCAATAACATGAGCGGTATAGGTATCTTTTGGTAATCCGTTAAGACGCGTGAACGTCCCGGGGACCTGGACGGACATGACCATCTGGCCATTGCGACGAATGATCACTTTGTTGTAGACCACCTGTCCGATGTTCTGCCATGACAAAATCCCCTGTACGACCTGACCAATTTCCTCCACGGTGTATTTCAGGTTCTGCGGCTGCGCCACGCCGCCTGATGGCAACTGAGTAAACGGTGGTCGCTCGATCGGTTTACCGATGACATCGCCCCAGACATCTGCTGTTTCCTGCTTCAGTGTCAGTTGGACGCCATTCTGAACGCCGAACTTCCAGTCAGTTACCCGCATCTCAACATTCACGATACCGATAGACGGGAAATTCACCTTCACATACATTCCAGGGCGATAACGGTACCCACTCAGATTTAACGTTACGTTCATCGTCCTGGCGATGCGAGTGCGCTTTAACTTCACGTCTGCCAGACGCTGGGCCTGAAATTCAGAGGTCACAAATCGCAGCTTCATATCCTGCGATATTTCTACTCCGTCTTCCGTCACCCATTCACCGACAGACACAGAGGGGAAATCAGCTTCGGTATACCCCTGTTGCGGATCAACAAACGTCCCCTTGATGGTGTTAACGCGTTCCGCCTGAGAGACTTCCGGCATGATTTCGATATCACCGGCCAACTGGCTTTCAGTGATCACTTCGGTAGCTGGTCCGTAATACGCCCCGACCAGAAGGCCATGTTTGCCAGCTGTATACGTTACATCCCCGGCGCACGCTGCCAGCATCCCTTCCAGAATACTGACTTTGTTTTCACTGAGATCGAACTCACCGTTGATGGTATAGCGCTTCTCAACAGTATTGCCGCCAGTAATCACATCCTCATCACAGATATTCGCCGCTTCCTTAAACTGGTCCCAGAGAATATCGGTGTCAGGAACTTTCAGGTAATTGCGGTAATAGTCCAGGATAACCAGCGCCGCATTATTGCTGTAACCCGTTAACCCGGTACGCGGGTCATAAATAGCCCGCCCCTGCTTTTCTACCTTGATGTTAGGGATACCTGCCGGGAATTTTTCGGCATTGAATTTCAGGGATACGCGCAGCCAGGTGATCCCTTTCCCGATCATATCTTCTTTCCATGACGGGCAGTTTTCCAGCATGTAAGGATCCGCCGTCTGTCGGTTGGTGTGCACCTCGAAAAAGGCATGCTCAGGATAGCTACTGATCGGTTCGTCACCCAACCAGACAGTCTGTACACCTGATAACGGGTGTCCCGCCAGGGCAATGGCCAGATGCAGCATTTCGCCATCATCCTGTTCGCCAGCCTGCTCTTCGGAAAAGAACAAAGTGCCCGCCGACGTTGAGCGACCGTAAACAACGGTTTTGGCACTGGCCGCAGCGCGCAGAACCTGTTTGCGTTCAGACGTATCACGGTAGGAATTCAGCGACGGGGTCTTGGTCAGCGCCTGAGTGGCAATCTGTGCGGCGACGGTGATAACCATCGCAATGGCATACATTTCATTTGCCGCTGCCACACCTGCGGCAATGGTGGCAACAATAGGAACAGCAGCAGGCATTAACGTACCCTCCAGACACTCAGCGGTTTAACCCGCAGTCGGACAAGACCATTTTCTCCCGGAACCCATACAACGCCGGAATACACCACTCCGGCACACCGCGCCCCGGAATTTTCAACAATGGCAATATCCCCTCGCTGCGCCAGCTTCACCGGTACTTCATCGAGATATCGAGCAAACACTTTTTCAAGTGAGCCGCCACCGCGAAGAATCGCCTTTTTTGCTCCCATTTCGCTGTCATACGTTCCGCGCCAGCCTTCCGCAAAATCTTCGCCGCACATGGCCTGAACGCAGTCCGCAGCGAACAGGCAGCAGTCATGACTGCCCCATAAAAATGGCCGCTTCTCAGCGGCTCTTATTACGGTGATTAATCTGTTATGCCAGTCCGGATGCTTCATGCTTCCTCACTTATAGATAAATCCTGGTGCATCTTTTTTACTGCCCCAATAAATCGATCGTTCAGCCATCTGCGCCACATACCGGAATATACGGTCGCCGGGATAAGCGGCCTGCTGCGATTCATCGGTATAGCGATCAGGGAAAGGACGCTGCCAGTCTTCAAAAATATTACTGATGGTGTACTGCAGGGCGTTCTTACCGCCAGCGGTCGCCCCCGTACTGGATACCCGCCCTTTAAACAGGAGATCGGCAACCTGGACAACACCGTTATCATCCATGGCCACCAGATAGATTTCGGCATTTCTGCCCACACATCGCTCATTCAGCATGGTGGCAAAGAGAGCCATATCCAGCCCTGAGAGGGTCATTTTGACCTGCGTGGGGCTGGTCGTGCTGGTTTCACTGGCATCATCAACAGAACCCATACGGCCCATGCCGTAATAGACATAACCACCAAGAATCAGTGTCCCGGTACCGGAATGCACATAGACGGTACCGGATTCAAACTGAATATTGGCGGCGATCGCGGCCGTCACCCTGTCGCGGGATAACCAGTCCACCATCGAATCAGAAAAGGGGGAATACAGCATTAGAATGCCTCCTCAAGCTCCAGCGTGTAACTGGTAAAAACACCCGGCACTCGGTTACCGGCACCCTGCTGGTTATCCTTCAGTTTGAAAATGCCGTAGGGTTTCGCGACTTCAATGGCTGCATTAGCAGGCGGCGAACTACGCAACATCGGGGCAAATACAATCATTGCGGTACCGTTCGCTGCGCTCGTCACGTCGGCCGTAACCATCTTCAGCTCGTCATTAACAGTGAAATAATCGCCCTGTCTGAGCACCACTGCTCCCGGCGTCCAGCCCTTACTCTGGATCTGGGTTCCGGTCTGATTAGCGCCATCAATAACAGGCGCTCCAGCAGGTGCTCTACCACTTCTCCCCCAGTCGCGAACTTTTACCCTGCCATACTCGCCATCGAGGGAAGCCACCAGAGCATCAATGCGCCTGGATTTTTCATCTGTCAGGTTATTAAAGGTCAGGGAACATACCCAGCGGGTGCCGGGGAAGCGAGCTGTCTGCGATGAGCCATTGAAGGGGGAACGAAAAGTTTTGGTATTGCTTTCTGGTCGCCACGTCAAAGACGCCGGACAGACATCTTCCGGCCATTCAAGTACAGCCATAAATGCTCCTGGATAAATACGTGCAACGTCGGTACTGATCATTTGTCAGGATGTTACTAATAAATATCCCTGGTTAAAGTGTGTGGTTCAGCCCGTCAGTGGTGGGACACTGGCGCACTCAAAAAAGGAGGGATGGCTGATTACCTCTAAGAAAGGATTAAAATGGATATTGAAGTATTAAAAAGAAGCCTTGACCGAACTGATGCTCTTGAGTCGGTCGTTAGAGAACTAATAAGTGTGCTCACGCCTGAACAACTATCTGCTTTTCAAAGCAACACAAAAAAGAGATGGGAGTTAGCTGAAAAAAATGCTCCGTCTGAACTCGCTGATACAATATCCAGAACTAAAGCTTTAGCTCTGAAATTGTCTGGTATTGGAAATTAAATTTTGCTTTGCGTTATCTAATGCAGCATTAACATTTGAATCAAATGCGGCCTGATTTTGGGCCGCTTCAAAAATCTTCGAGACCATTTTTTCAGCATGCTCTTTCGCCCGCTGATTGTACCCTTCAAGCGTAAGTTCTGGCGTTAAGTCTTCGCTGTACTGGATAGTAGCTAAGGTTTCTTTGCCAATTTTCACCGACACATTACTGCCAATGCGTTGTGTCGATGACATGCGTAAATTTTCTCCGAAGGAAATTCTTACTCCATTCTCTTCCGGAAACCCTACTGTAAATTCAAGTGGCTCAACTCGTTGTTCTAAAGTCATAATTATCTCCCTCCTTTCGGCTAATTAAATTAATGATGCAGTCCATCACACGCCTAACAAACGACGCGCCTGCCCTAGATTAGAAAAATCCTGAAGCAAATCCTGACGCGCCTGTTTAGCGCCATCGTTCGCCCCCAGCCGGGCTGCTTCCAGCATTGCCTGTTTCAGTGCTGCATCACCATTACCGGATATGGTGAAATGCTGGGTGATGTGCTGAGTGATGCCATTTCCGGCTGCCGGAGACTGTGAACCAACCACACGAACTCCTAACGATCCGTCAGCGGAGCGGGTTAACGGCATAATAGCTTCCGGCCCAGCTTCCCCCATCAAGCCTGCGCCTTTGGCGAAGGCAAAATAGGTAGGCGAACTGACGATGCTGTTACTGTATGCGCTGAGGCTTGCAGAAGCATAGGCGCCACCTTTTGCGTTAAGTTGAAGTCCTGACGCTGCTGAGTTGTAAGCGCCGGACGGAGTACTGCCAGATACAGCGCCTGCGCCCGCCCCAAACATACCGCCGATTGAACTGAAAAAACCGCTGTTACTGGTTGAGCGCAAAGAATCCACCAGCATCGCATTGAGGATAATTTTCTGCATAGACTGAAGCACAGAACTGGCCCAGTCCTCCCAGTCGACCTTATTACCGGCCAGCGCATCAGAAATATTTCCCACCAGTCCGGTCATGGCATTGTTTACCAGGTCAGCAGACTGAGAGGCATAGTCCGAGGCGGTGTCAGCCCAGTTAGCGAATCCTTCACGCATGCCATCCGCCCAGTCACTTCTCTGAGCATCAGAAGCAGCATAGAAACCTTGCTGATCGCGCAGGCGCTCAGCGAGATAACGCTTATTCAGATCCAGTTCCTGACGGTATAGGTCTTCAGAAATATCACCTGACTGATACTGTCGCTGGAGGTCAACATTTTTCTGCTGAAATTCCTCCCTGATACGCAGCATTTCCTGCATACGTTCACGCATACGACTACCCTGCCCGTAACCAGTTAGCTCTGCCTGGTTTGAAGCGCGCGCGCTGGCGTTGGCATCTGCAAGATTTGCCTCATAGGCAGCCAGTTGCTCACGAATTTTTTGCTGATCGATAAGCGCAGCATTCTGCAACAAGGTCTGCTTCTGAGTCTCTGTCAGCGTAGACAGTTCGCCCTGGCTCACCTGATATTTCAGTTTTGCCAGTTCGGTATTTTGACCAGCCAGAGCAATCTGCTCTTTCTGCTGCTTAATCAGCTTGTCATAAGTATCAGCTGTTTTTTCAGCCTCTGATTTCCCGCCCTTATGGCGGCTGGAGTCACGAATTGCTTGCAACTGCCTGGCAGATTCAACTTCCATGCTGACATACTTCTCACGCCAACCTGCCGGGAGATTAAGGTCAGATGCATCGAATTCCGCCTGCCTACGGGTTTTGTCCAACCCCTTAAGTCCAGACAACTCAAGCTGTCGCTGCGCCTTGTCTATGGCTTGCTGCTGCTTATTATCAAGCGTAGGAAGTACAGGCCCTGCATATTTTGGCGGGGACACTGCTGTAGACTGTCTGGAAACCTTGTTCAGTCGGTCATACATCTCAGTAAGAGAATTGACGGCGCCAGCCATTTCTACTGTTTTATTTATAGCCTGATCAGTTATATCGTTTATTAACTGTTGTGTTTGCTTTCTTTTATTGAGCATTTGCTCAAGTCGGCCTTCTTCAACCGCAAGTTCTGAAGCAAAATCTGCAGCTTTCTCTATCGCATCGTTATATAGCCACGTTCCCTCTGAAGCAGAATTGGCTGCTAACTTTGCGTTATAAAGTTGATTGGATAATTCAGCAACTTTCTGCTTCTGCTGTTCAATCGCACTATTCTGAGCATCCAGTGAAATGTTCGCCTGTCCGAGGTTGGCGGATATCTGCGTCTGAGACATTGATTTCAGATTATCTCGTACCTGCTCGATTGTATCCGCATATTGGATTGCAGATTCCCTGGCTTGTTCTTGGCGTTGATACATCGTGTACCACGCTCCAGCACCCAACATTAAAATCCCTGGCAAACCACCAACTAACGACAATAGACCCGTAGCGCCAGATTTGAACAAATTCATTACCGATGTTGATCGGTTGAGTGCTTCTTGCGACGCTGCTACTGCTCTATTTGACTGAACGAGAGTAGCATTGGCGGCTATCATTGCACGCCGTTTGGCAATAGAATTTTGTGTAGCTGTCGCTTCTGCATTTGTGTTTTTTGCAAGTTCCAGCTCGGAAAGCGAGAGCTGATAAGCACGCTCGGCAGCAATTGCGTCTGCAGCCGCCTTTCGTTGTGATTGGGTAGCAGATACAGCCCTTGCAGATGCGAGCGCAATTTCGTTCTTTCTGGCATCAATTAATTGCGCCGTCTGGTTCCCAAGATCGCCAAACATCCCTCCAAGATAGCGAGCTCCACCTATTGCAGCCAAAGCTCCGGCAGCAGTAGCCACAGTGTCGATATTGTCAGAAACTGTATTCAATACAGCAACAAGAGTACTTGTCGCACCAGTTGCTTCATTAGCGCCACCTACCCATGCCATGAAAGCATTTTCGATTTTCGTCGTGGCAGCAGAAACGGTCTGCGGCATTGCCTCAAATTCACCACGCATAGTGCCAAGTTGACTTATCAGGGCCGGGACAACTTTATCTGCGGTTAGCATCCCCTGATCGGCCATTGCTTTCAGATCCTTACGAGCTACCCCCATCCCAGCGGCCAGCGCACGGATAACTCGATCACCGTTTTCGTTAACAGAGTTGAATTCCTCGCCCCGCAGCACGCCCTGTGCTAACGCCTGACTAAACTGGGTAATTACAGAGCTTGCTTCTGCCGTGCTGGCCCCGGAAAGCTTCAGCCCCGTAGAAATGGCCTCGGTAACGTCCAGTACTTGCTGTGAGCTGTAACCATATTCACGCATCGATGCGGCGGAACGCGCAAACAGACTCGCATTATCAGAGAAGGCGGTTCCGGTTCGTTGGCTAATATCCATCAGCGCCCGCTGGGACTCCGTGAAATCATCAGACGACTGGGAAGCCTGCTTTAGCCTGGCATTAACAGAGCTCCATTCATCGGCCAGCGATATAAGATGACCAGTTGCAAATGCTCCAGCAAATGCACCTGCCATTCCCAGTGCTGAGGCCTTCGCGGTGTTTATTTGACTAGTTACCTCTGCCAAGGCACGCTGCGTCTCCCGCGAAGCTGCGGCCGCTTGGCGTCCTCCAGTCTGCATAACCCGATAATAGTCATTACCCATTCTTGAAGCACGCGAAATTTCTGACTGGAATGACTGAGAGTTTGCAGATATTTTGATGATCAGTTCGCGCAACGTAGCCATATTTTCACCCATAAAAAAACCCGCTTGATAGCGGGTCTTGAGTTATAAACAATCTTTTCTTTGGTGAGCGACTTGTATTAATAAATCTATTTGCGCATCTTGCTTTTTATTTATCTCTTTAAGGGCTTCAACTTGTTCATTTGCCCTTGTGCTAAACCGTAATAAATAAAAAATCACAATTAAATTTATCAGCCAGCCGAATATCCCAAACACTACCACCAGTGGTTCCATAACGCCTCCTTTTCTTAAGGGAAGAGCGTATCGCCACATTGAAGACATGTGAAGCAATTATTGCGTCGCAGCTGTAAGCGCCGCCTCAAGCCCGGCAAACGGGTCTGCACCTTCTTCATCAGGATCGCGCTGCCAGCGCAGCAGCATGTCGCTCATCGTGGCTTTTGCGCCCTGAGCATTAAACACAGCCGTCGCAATTTGTGCCGCCTGAATGTCACCCCGGATATCACCTATTGGGCTATGTTTATCAAACTCAGCCCAAAGCCTGAGTTCACTGGCAGACATAACATCCCGAAGCTCTGAAAGAGTGCGCCCCATGCGGAGCGCAAGCGACATCAGAAACCGCATGCCGGGCTGTGTTACTTTCCCTCAGCGTCCTTCGGATCTGTAGTAAGGTTAAGCGCCTGGCGCAGCAGACGCGCATGGACGGGCCCGTACACCGCCTCAACTTCCGCAAAATCATCTTTGCTGAATACCTGCTGCCCCTCTTCGTCAAATAAAACGTCAATGAACAGCGTAACGTCAGCACGAAGGTTACGATGCGCCCGTTCAGAAACGGACAATTCGCTCTCAGCGTCTCCTGGCTTAATAACATCCTGCCAGTGTAACCAGGCTTCGGCGGATGGCTCTCTGAGCACTACCTTTGCCCCATCCCATTCAGGTACGTTAACCGAAGTATGCCGAAATGCCGACTGACGGGAAAGCGCGAGTTCTTTAATGGATTTCATGAATTACCTCTTAGGAACCGGATTCAATTTTCTGCGGTTTGCCTTTCAGGCGCAGCGAGAATGTTGCAGCCACAACGCTGTTTGTACCGGAAGACCAGGTATGCTGGCGCACTTCAGCCAGGAACTGGAAGCCAATGCCTGAAGGGAAGATGATTTTGAAGCCATAGGTGGTGTCATTGTCATATGCTTCACGAAGTGCGTCCTGCGCCGGGTTGGAGTAAAAGTTACCCGACAGTGAGATTTCTGACTGCGCACCCAGTCCGTTAATATTTTCCTGCTCAGTAGAGCACAGGGTCGTAACGTCAATATCCTGTTTCTGACCACCAGTGAACTGCACCTCTTTAATCGTGCACTGAAGATCAAGGTAGGAAGCATCATCTGCCGTTTCTGACGTTACAGGGGCAGAGGTAATCTGAATCTTCGTGCCCTGTGATTTTTCATAAAGTGAGGACATGACTGTCTCCTGAAATAAAAAACCCGCCGTAGCGGGTGGGATGGTTTAGGTTCGATCAGACAGTGACCTGAAATTCGAGCGTCGCTCGGTGATAGCGCAGATCAGGCTCATAGCCAGTTGTTTTCACAATACCTGCAGGCTTCAGCACCTGCAGGGCGTCAAGTGCCAGATTCATGATCGTACGCGCTTCTGTGATGGTGCTGGAATAGACATCGACCTGCACCGAAACAGATGACTCTGCCTGGCCGCAGAGAACGTCTGCGGCCACGTCGGTAATAATCGAGAAAATTACCCAGGGCGGCGAGACTGAAGGCTTCCCGTCACTGCCGAGCGGTGCAACGTAGGGATAAACCTGCCCTCCGGCCAGCGGTGCCAGCAGAGGATAGAGATCGTCTTCCGTCATTTGCTTAATGCCTCGTCAATGGCCTGGTTCATGCGCCTGATCGCGACCTCTGTCGCCTGCTCCTGGCGGACGTCAAACGCGGGACGAATGAAAGGATGTGGCGGCATGTTGGCCGTTCCCATTTCAACGAATCGCCAGTAAAAGGCGTTTCTCGGGTTATTCGCCTTCATCGTGTTATCGCTGTTACCGGTGCGCGGGTTAACGCCACGAATATGGACGCCGGAAGAAATCTCCCCGCGGCGGCGGCTTTTTTGGGTCACCACCACCACGTTTTTTTTCAGTTTTCCGGTGCGTACCGGTGCACGTGCGATCACTTCTTCCTTTAGAACTTCTGCCCCGGCGCGCGTGGCATCACGCAAAACCTTGTTGTTTTCAGCGCGGCTAAGTAACTCCAGGTCTTTTGCTATGTCATTCAACCCGGAAAAATCGAGGCTCGTCTCAATCATTTTTCAGCTCCCAGCTTGCACAATATCTCCAGGCGTTCCCCCTTTTCATCGGGGATGGGCGGGCCTATAACGTTAAGAGTTTTGCCTCGGTATGGCCCACTCTGAACCTTTAGCCTGGATGCCGCTGTTATAGTTTTTCCCGATTTTCCGCGAACCCATACCCTGACATCAGCCTGAGCAATTTCGGCACCGGCAGACATTAATTCTCTTCCGCTCCGTCCCCTAATATCTGCGCGGATGGTTTCCCCATCTTCCCATGTTTCAACGGGCTGTCCTGAATCGTCACGTATATGTACGGGGTTTTGTATCATTAGAATTTGTATGAGCTTACCAGCGGATATAGCCATGATGCCCTCAAATAATTGTCGGAAGTCGAAGGTCATGAATTAAAAACGACACAGAAAAAGGAAGCTCTCCATGCAGTAAATCTTCTTTTTCAGCCAGATCAGGGTTTCGGTACAGCATGCCCACCAGACGCATCGTAGCGGCCTTCATCCGGCTTAGCGCTTCACCTTCGATTAACTTTCCTGTCTCATCAACGACCTTGTCACGGCTTCCCTGAATAAAAGCCAGTAACACGGAACTGGCTTCCTGTATTTTTTCCTTAAGCGGGCCGTCGTCAGCATCATGATCAATATGCAGGTGTTCCTTAATCTCAGAAAGTGTCACAAGTTCAATCATGTTTTATCCCTCCCGTCGCGGCCCCGCTTGGCTGCCAGCGTCCAGCCTTTCGAGCCAGCCTCACCCGGCTTGTCCTGCGTCCGATCGTCGCAGTGCCACAGAGAGCCGCCCCATGTAACCGTGTCGCCAGGCAGATATTCCTGACCGGATTTGAATACGCCCTGATAAATCATTACAGGCACGTCAAAGGATTTGGTTTCACTGGTGCCACTGGTGCGGTTAACCGTCAGGGTGAAGGTACGCTGCTCAGAATGCTGTATATCAATGCCCGCCACGCCATCAACAAGACACTCCCAGCCGCGCATGCCATGGGTTTTCTCGTAAGCGCGCCACAGGCCGCCGTTATGCGTTGCATAGCTGCCACGCGGGTAGCTTTTCCCCTCATCAATGAAAGGTAGAATCTCCAGCGACAGGGCGTCCCGGCCATCTTCACCATCCCGCCCCGGTTCCGGAGGGGGCAGCAAAGTGACCGCCTCACGAACCAGCGATTTCACATCTGGAAATTCCGGAATGGCCGAGGAAACAAGCTCCTGAATCATCGGCTGCACGTCATCTGCCGTAACGCTTTTTCCATCCTTAGGTACCGGGATAGCAGCTACCGCATCGCTGACAGCGTCTTCAACTGCCTGTTTAAGTATCGCCGGATCGTAGTCTTTGCCGTCCTTCGGCACAGGAATTTCACCGACGGCTTTGCTGACCAGCTCCTGAATCAGCGGCTGGACATCGTCGACCGTGACACTTTTACCGTCGCGCGGTGCCGGGATAGCAGCTACCGCATCGCTGACCATGGCGGCAATATCCGGCAGTTCTGGTGCTGTCGGTGCTGGTAAATGAGCGATGGCCGCCTTCACCATACTCTCGATGTCGGGATCGGGTGCATTGCTGATTTCTTCAACCTGCTTTGCGAGTCTGGTTAGCTTTTCTTCATATTCCTCTCGCTGCGCCTGAAGGTTTTTACTGAAGCTGTCACGCATTTCAGCGAGAACCTGACCGAATTCCTCGCCGAGCACCTTTATCAGGGATAGTTCGCGTTCGTTCATTTTGTAAGAAATCCTCTGATCATTGCTTTGGCCGCCGATTGCTCGGCGTCGGTTAAAGCCTTTCCTTCATTTGCGGAGGTTGAAGACTGTGACGAACTGCTTTTACCGAAGGGATCATCCGAAGCATCACGGCGCGCCAGCGCCTCAAGGCTGAAATTCTGCTGCTGTAGGTAAAGAGAATCACCGCCAGCCAGCGGGGGAAGGTTCTCACTTTTTCGCGCTTCGTTTGGTGTGAGGATGGTATTTTTCACCCCCTCGCCCAGGGATTTGATACGGCGTTCACTGTCCATACGCAGCAGCGCATTAACGTCAAACTCAGTTCCTGTATCGCCTTCAAGCTCAAACGCTTCATCCAGCAGCAATTCGATGGATTCAATCAGGGACTGAAGACACTGCGAGTAATACTGCTGATCCTGTGCCTCAATATTGTCATGTGTCGGCAGCTCACCGATGCCAACCTTATAAGCTGGCACGTGAAACACGGAACAGACAATCTGCGCGGTCATGCGGAGCTGTTCGACAGTCTGCGCATCAGCAGCTGAGACCGTACGGGGAACATATTTCGCACCATTGCTCAGAATGGCGGTTTTACCCGCATTTTCCCCGGTATAACCAGTATCCCAGTTTTCTTTGATCTTCCTGGCGTTCTCTTCCGTAATCGAGCCCGGAACCTCGATAACGCCGCTGGGTTTCCCGCCATTGCGGAAAAAGTACGCCGAGCTTTCCTGAATATGGTGACCCTGCATTGCAGCCATACCAGCCGCATAAATCGGGGAAAGACCAATAAGGGGATGGAACAGACAGTTGAAACGATCGTGAATAACCTCTCGTGCCGGTACTGTCACAGTTGAATCAATGCCCGCCATGTTATCCGGGTTGATCTGGTAGAAGACAGAGCCATCATCAGCTACCAGTGGCGTGACCTTGTTCCAGTCCAGCAGCCTCAGCTCAGTTATTTCACCGCGATTGTTCCGGATCTTGAGCGCAACGGCATTACCTTCGCACAGCTTGGAATTCAGCCAGTGCTCAAAGAACTGGATGCGGTTCTGAAAGGCATTTGGCCGGGAATATAGCGCGGCTATCTTCCCGGTTTTAATTTCCCTCCGGACGCCATTTGAATCCTGCTTCATCAGGCGCGGAGGCATTTTAGCGATATCACTTGCGATCAGAGATATGCAGGAAAACACAGCATAATAGGAGAGAACCGTTTTGGGCTTAATTTCCATGTTCTGCTGCCAGGCCCCGGCGTAGGGTTCATGGACATAACTGAACATAGGTGTCCAGCCCCCGCGGCTGACAGGCTGCTGTAGATTTTTGACTTGCCCCTCTTTTCTTCGGAAAGGATTCCACATTAGCCGTTCTCCGCTTTACGCTTATTCTTCCTCACCCTGGTAGTTACCTCGGTGAAATATTCAGCCTTGCCAAGCAGCACCAGCACCCTTGCGCACCGTTCGTCCACGGTCTTTACGTCTCCCGTAACAGAGTCATGTGTGCGTTGCAGATATCTGATTTTTGCCATTCTAATGGCGGGGATCCCCCCGCCCTCCTTCGGTAATTAGCTGCCTGCGCCAGCGCCGTAGTTGACGCCGGAAATCACCGCTACTGCGGCAGTACGGCGACGCTTCCAGTTGATCCAGCGCTCGGCACGAATAGCCACGCTGTTCGTCTGGAACATGGAAACCAGCTCGGTACCCGTTGGTGTAATGCTGTCACCAGCCGGATCGCTTTCCATTTCCAGAGACGCTTCGCGGGACATATCGACCGCCACGCCACCATCATCAGCGAGGTAGATATCCGGTGCGTTTACCAGCACCAGCTGGTTGCCAACGTACTGAGACACAATCACTGGAAGGCCCTGGAAAGTACCGCCCAGCAGGGTCATTTCCGGGTACTCCTTCTGGCCCAGCGCATTCTTGCGCATGGACAGTGCCAGTGCCGTAGTACTGGACATCAGCCAGACAGCACCGTTCGGCTGAAGGTTGGCCGCAACAAACACGCCAAATGCCGCAGCCGCGTCGTCATCCGGGTTTCCGGTAGACGGGACGGCGGTAATGCCGTTGGTAATGGATGCCGGAGAGACGTTGGCAACCTCAGCTTTTGATGGGCTGATGAAGTCCGTATCAAGACGGGCAATGACCGCTTCGGCAAGGGCGTTACGCACCAGAGCATCTGCTGCCGGATTGGAGAATCGGATCAGCTCATCGGTCAGGACCGCAATGGCTGCGACTTTGGCGAAGCTGAACGTGATGGACTCAAAGTCGAATTTGGTCAGCGGTTTGGCCTTACCCTGACCTACCCAGCTTGCAGATCCGCCGGAAGTTTGTGCCGGAATGCGAATGTTGAACGGGACCTGACGCAGGGCAGGAATACCACCCTGACCGAAACGACCGATAATGGTCTGCGGGCGGAGGAATTCAACAAAATCATTTGCGTATTCCTGATACTCCACCAGCGCACCAGCCCACTGAGGATCGGTCGTTGTGCCAGCACCAACAGCGGCTTTCAGCACATGGTGAAGTTTCGCATCATCCGGGTACTGCTTACGTGCAATTTCCAGCGCTTCAGAACGGCTGCCGTTTGCCGCCGCCAGTGCCTTGGCAAAACGGGCAAAGGCGATACCTTTCTCCAGATTTTGCTCAACGCGAATGATCCCCGGTGCGTTTGCCTTAACGGTGGTGACTTCGCCACTGGCAGCTTTAGATACCGGTTTTGCAGTCGATGCAAGATTGCTTTCCATGTCGCGCAGTCGCTTGAGGTGCGCATCAACGGATTTAATTTCTGCGGACGTGTTGTCGTAGCTCTCTTCTTCTTCAGCGTCCAGGGTGCGTCCCTCTTCAGCCGCCTTTGACATCACTTCATCGAGTGATGCGGCAAGCGCTGCACGCTTCGCTTCAAAGCTCTTGATTTGTTCTGCGATATTCATCGAATTGGTTCCTTTTTTGGTTTTGGGTGCTGTAGCGCCAGCGGTTTTAGAGGTTTTCACTACCGGTTTCTCATTGCCTGACGCGGCGAGAAACTGGCGGTCGAAAGATTTAACGGTCTGGATGGAGCATTCGGCATTGGCCGGAATGGTCACCGCCGAGACCTCAAGCAGGTCCCAGGACAAAAAGCGAATACCGCCTTCATCCAGGAAGGAATACTCAATTGGTCGGAACCCAATCGACAGGCCTCGTACCAGCCCCGCCTTAATCGAAGCCCAGGCTTCATCAAGACGTGCGATCAGCTGTGATGGCATGTCGGAGGTTGGTTTCACGAGTTTTGCGGTTATCTGCAACCCCTCTTTCACCATTTTTGGCGTGCAGGTGCCAATAGGCTGAGAGCGGTCGTGCTGCCAGAGGAACGGCGTATCGCTACGGAATTTCGCCCCCTCCGGCTCCATAATGTCACCGTCACGATCGGGAGACGGTGTTGAGGCGATGCCGGTGATAATCCGCTCATCCTCATTTACCGACTTAACCGTCATGAGGGTGCAGGCGCGTTTAAGCGTCATTTGCTGGCCTCCAGAAATGAAAAAACCCGCATGCGCGGGCCATTAACTGACGTGTGTGTTAAACGAAAAATACCTGGTAGTCTTTTTTGACCGGTTCGGGGTTAAGGGCCATTAACGTAACGGCGTTGAATATGGCCATCAGGGGATCAATTTTCCCCTTCCCGCTGGCCTGTTTGGTAATGAGAATGGCGTTACCCTTAGGCTCAACCCTTGCATTACTCACGCACCAGGCCATCAGAGGCTGGCCGCCATGAAGCAGAACACCTTCAGCCAGCTTGCGCTCAGCTGTCTTAATGGCGCCGCCGAGTTTCCAGCCCTGGCTGACCCCGGTTACAGCCTCATCAGGAATGCCTGCTTCACTGAGCGCATCAAGAATTTGCCCTACCTCAGAGGGGTCTATTCCAATTTTATCCAGCAGTTCGGCTTCATAAATCCGGCTGACATACTCTGCAACCTGCTCGACATCCTCGCCTACCCGCTTAACGATCGTCAGGTCACCGGCCCTCTCAAAATCCTTTAATTTTGAAATTTCGCTCTTTCGCCTTTCCAGGGCGATGGTATGTGCCCATGCATGGCACCAGCATAACCACTCGCGCGTCTCGCGATCGCGCCCGATAACAGCCAGGCCGAGAAGGTCATCGAGACCACCGCCATCGATACCAACTGTGACCACCTCAGAACGGCGCAGAATATCGTCAAAAGTGACGCGCCTTGCCTGTTGCTCCCAGAAATCTGCCCCTGCCCATCTGTCAGCGCGCAGGGCGAGACCGATTTCAACGTTGGCGTGCTTCGACATAAAGCCACGGAAATCTTCTTCCCCGGCCTCTTTCGCTTTGTTGTATTCACGGTATAGAAACTGCTCGTCTACGGAGTAACCCAGGTTGGGGTTAACCATCGCGAGGTTATCCAGAAGAAGATGCTCACCGCTGGCAACCATTTCCGGTGGATGCTCAAATATCACCGGAAGAAAATGCGGATCGTGAATCTTTCCGTCGCGAACGTCACGGGCGTATTGCAACTTCTTCTTAAACACACCTGCCGGCGGTTCGTTAGACTGCGTGGTGGTGTACATCACAAAGCCTTCCGGTCGTGATGCCATGCCACCGACTGCCTCACGCAGCATATCTTCGGAGTTATGTTGCTTACCAAAAAGCCACAACTCGTCAATGAGCGTGCCGACAGATTTAATCCCCGAAACGGTGTTGGGGTCGGCGGCCACCACTTTCAGCGTCGTGTCCGTTCCCCTGTGGGTGATGGTCCTGATGTGTGTCTGAACCTGGCAGAGGTCATCCAGATCATCATCCCGCTTTACCATGTCGCGCGCCGGGTTAAAGGCGTTTGTCGCCACCTCTACAGTCGGTGCGATGATGGTGTATCCGGCAGCCTGACGCCAGTTGAGCAGCAACGCCGTCATCATGATCCCGGCGGCCAGCGTAGACTTGGAGTTTTTTTTGGGGATGAGCACAAACACTTCTGTAATGTGCCTGCGACCGGTTTCGGCATCATAGGAGCCGAACAGCGCCGCAACGAGATCGAAAACCCACTGTGCGCAGGATTCACCGAACGTTGGCGAGCCTGGGGCATCAACAATTTTCAGTTGCCTGAAAACGTTCAGGGCTATTTCAGCCTGCTCCGGGTAAATCGGTGCAGGAATAATAGACTGGCCCTTCTTCAGGCGCTCCGCCCAGTCAGGGCAGGCAGTTGTCCATTCCGGCATTATGTATTCCCGCGATTGTTAACCACCAGTTTCGGTGGTTGCTGAATGGCAAACTTATTGGCCGCTTTTTTGGCAGCCTCAGCTTTTGCATCTTTCTTACCGCCCTCACCTTTCTTCTGATGCATATAAGGCAGCATGGCCTTCGCAGCATCTTTCCTGGTTTCGATTTCGTAACCAACGTTGTTCATAACCGATTTCAGGAAGTCGAGAGGATCTTCATACTCACCGGCGGACGATGCCGCAGGAGGTCGTTTTTCTTCAGGCGTGTTTACTGCTGGGGTATAAACATTCCTGCGATACGCAGGTTCGTCATCCACCTCAACTTTTTCTCGTTTTTTTCGCTCAATAAACGCGATGACCTCCGGGTCTTTAGCAAGCTGCGACCCCTTGGAACGCGCGGATTTTTCAGAATATCCCGCCTTTATAGCCGCATCCTTCTGAGACATCCCGGACATCAGCGCGAGAGCATATTTCCGCTTCTGCGCTGTTAACATGTTTACACCCTCCAGAGGGGGATTTTTTCTGCGAATGAGAGGGGGGGCGGTGTCCAGGGCGATCGATGTTTACTCTGGATGATACCCCCCCCGGGGTTGGCAGGCATCAGAGCCCTACAAATCCTGATGTCTGATTGTCTTCAGGCACTTCATGCTTCAGGGCCAGCTCATCAGGCTGTCCGGTGGCAACTTCACGTGCAGACTTACCTGCGTGACATTCAGTGCAGAGTGTCCACAGGTTGCGTTCGGAGTTATCGCCTCCGAACTGAAGAGCAATGCGGTGGTCGAGTTCGCTGTCAGTCAGATCGACAACCCGACCGCACATGCAGCAGTGACCACCATCACGCGCGTAGATGCGACGCTTCAAACCCACTCTGGCACTTCCGCTTATGCGGCGTTGTTCACCGTAAACCGGCTTGATGCGACGTGTATCAATGGCTTTCAGGCGTGGCTTTAACGTTGTGAGCTTAGACATGTAACCTCCACGCCCGACGGCGTTCTGTCCGTGGCGCTGAGTCAGGGTGACGTTCAACAGGTTCACCATCTGCATGATCCACCAGCGAGTAACACGGATAAACCACAGCGCCGCCATAGGCATCACCAACGGCATAATCAGCTGGCTTGCTGCTGTCCCATCGGGAAATGACTCGTTCGATATGCTGAGGGGGTACGCTATAGCAAACGCCGTGTATAAGCCGCTGAAGCGTGATGAAATCAGCCTGAGTCTTATCAGCAACAATCAGCCGCTCAGCTATCTGCATTTGATACTGAGGTGGTCGGCCAGTACCCAGGTAGAAACTCACCAGCGATTCTGGGAAGCGGTTAAGCCATTCACTAACCTGCTCAATAAAATCTGGAACAGGCAATGCGTCATCTTCGATTATCACTACCCGGCAATCCTGCCATGATGCCCATTCAAGCGCGCGGAGATGATTCCAGTTTGCGCCATGGTTACCGTCATCAATAAGCAGATGGACATCCAACATCGCAGCGAGACGTTGCGCATGTCCTAAGCGGGTGTGATGGCTGACCACCACAAACTTAAAATCTGTCTGCATCATTATGGGTAAACACCTTATTACGGGCTCGTCGTGCAGCTTCAGCAGCCTCCTCAAGATCATCGAAGAAGCCTACACAGTGCGCCTTTCCGTTGTGGCTGTAGCACGCATGCCACTTTCCAACCTGAGGATTCCATCTAACACCGCGCTTTCCAGATGAGTTCCTTGTGATAGCGGGACCCTCTCGGTTTTCGCTGTTTTGCTTTGGAGTTACGAGCCTGAGGTGAGAGGGATTGACGCATAGAGTGTTATGACACTTATGGTCAACGAGCATGCCAGGCGGAATGTCACCATACTTCAGAAACCAAGAAAGGCGATGAGAAGACCAAAAAAACACGACCTGCAGGCGTTCTCGGCCCCGCTATTTTCCCGTATATCTGAGGTTTGATATGTCTTCCGCCCCCTGGTTGAATGGTTGCGCCGAGCCAGATCCAGCACTCATCGTCACCACGCTTATCAACCTTTTCCCAGAACCTTTCCTCAATCGGTCTTTTTTTAGGCACAGGAACACCTTCCATGAAAAGGAATAAAGAAATTTAATAGAGGTTACTTATGGCGCCAGAAAGCTACTTCCTTACCGATACCATCAGTCTTAAACACTGTGTGGATGCGCGGGCCGGTGACAATGCGATCGCCAAATGACTTCGCGACAATGCCAAAAGCGATCATGTCACCCACCGCAGCGCCAGCCTGCTCTTTCTTCCAGAAGCGATAACTCTCGATCCGGTAGTAAAGACGGATGATGCCGTGAGCGAACGCCATTACATCAACGCGGCTGCCACCCAGCAGGCCAGCGTTAAGCATCACATTATTGCGGTGCGCTTCAATGAACTCCTGATAGATGCGCTCCGGATGATTCTGCTTTGCCCAGGTATCGGCGTAGGTCTTTGGTTCTGAACCGACGTACACCTTCCCGGGCTCCATTTCTTCCCACGGTGCGCGAAGCATTTCGACATCGGTACCATCAGTACACCAGACGAACCGGTATTCAGGGTGATCTCGCAGGTGCTGCCAGATGTGCAGCCATCGCCGGAAATAGACATTCATCTTCACGTCAGGTACGCGATACAACTCAACATCTGCTGGTGCCGTCAGTAATTCATCCACCAGCGCGATACGGCCACAATTCCGAAGTGATGAGGCCCATTTAGCCAGCATGTCAGGCGAGGCCGCCATTTTTGTACCGCGCTGCGGGTCAGGCTGACTGGTAAGCAGCGTTGTGATAACCACGTCTCGCTGCTGGCGGTATTCAACGTAACCAGTAACCCCGGCATCACGCCGTTCGTTGTGGATCTTCACGTTACGTTCCACCAGCGCCTGTCGGTCGGGACGCGGTACCGAACGCTCTACGGCTTCATGCTCATCGAGAGAATGGATTAGCTTTTCTGAACCGACCACATCACCGTAAGCCCACGTAGTCAGTCCTGCGTTATGGATGCGCAAGGCGAGATCGCTGTGCTCGTACATGCCGCGACCATAAACCGGATCGAAACCGCCAACCTTCTCGATAGCGCTACGGTGGTAATACAGCATCACGCCGCGCTGCCCGGTGTAAGCGATGTGCTTATCATCCCGGTACAGGACCGCCATATCCTTCAGCTTATTCGTTCCTGCCAGATCGAGAAACTGATAAGCCAGGTGCGGCTCGGGTGATTCAATGTAAGGCAAGTGCCAGTTATCAGCGATGGGCCAGGCGTCATCGTCCCACAGGAAGAGATGCTCACACCCGGCGTCCATTAGCGCGGTTAAACTGGCGTTCTTCGATGCAACAATGCCAAGTGATGTTTCATGGCGACGCAACTGCACTCCGTCAGGTACTACGGCGGCAGGTTGAGAACCGTCGTCGATAACCACCACCAGCGACCCGGCGGGCAGATGTTTAATGTGCTGCTCAATGGCGCGCGTTAAAACGTCTGGCCGGTTGTGGGTAGTGATGGCAATGCCAATCCGTGATGCTGAAGCGCAGGCAGGAACAAACGGGACACCATCAATAGTGACCTGCATAATTTCTCCATCGGGGTTTATTGGCGTTGGATGATTACTCGCCCGTAAAAAGATTGCCGCTTTACTTCGCCATTCTCTGCCGTTATGTAACCGCGCCCATCGGTCACGGCGGCAATCACTTCGCCTTTTTCATCATCAGCAGTAAATACGTGCTTAACTTCAACGCCATCGATATAGACTTTATATCGTTCCTGAGCGAGATTAATTTTCCGCCCCGGATCGTCATCCAATACAGTGATACGCATACACCCTCCCTCAGAGTCCACTCGACCGTGTATTCCAGAGGATGCCGCCTGGCTTGAGCGCATTGCGAAGAGCGTCGTTCACCGCTTCGTGCATCGCCTGTTGCAAGCCAACTACTGAAGCTGTTTGCGCATCAATCTTTGCCTGGAGGGCTGCGAACAAATCGCTTTCGCGTACAGCGGAGATAATGGCTTCGCACATCTCATCATTGAGGCTGGTTTTGGTGGCATTATTACCATCAGCGGGATTAGCCTTATCATGACTAATTGCTCCATGGAAGCCACCAAAAGACAAACCAACATTGAATGTCGTCTTTTCATTATTGCTGGCTGATTGAGCGGCTTCATGCACCTTATAGCGATCGGCCAGAAACTCAACCTTGCTATTCTCACCTTCAACACCGAGGGTCATGCCAGCTTCGTGCGGCTTGCCTTTGCCGGCGACGTTTAATTTAACGCTGTAGCTCTTAGACAATACGGCATCGTCGATCTTCGCATCGGTAACGAACACCTCGCCGTTATTAATAATCAGCACCCCGTTCTTTTCGAAAGTCCAGCCATCTTTCAGGACTTTGAATGCATCGCTATTACGGATTTTGTCATCCAGTTCGTCAACAGCCTGTTGTGCGCCTGATGTGTCCAGCTCAACACGAAGCTTCATTGTGCGTACCAATGGTGCGCATGAGTCATCAGGTACAGATGGTCCTTTATCATCCACTAGCGCTTGCGGACGCTTATTTACCGTGACAGAGGAGGGAAAGTACTCTGGGATACCATTCACCTCACGGCGTGCGCCCCACGCATCATATTTTGCCGTGCCAGCAGCGCTTTGTAGTTCGATTCCTTCATCGGTTTCGATAACGTGAAGGCTACGCATTGCATCTTTTAGGCTTAAAGTTTTTTTCATGTTTACTACCCTTTTAGACGTGAGCCTGTCGCACGGCAAAGCCGCCGAAAGTAATCGGTTTGCCCAGGCTCACAGCTGAAAGACTTTCTTTGATGTGCGCGTGCGATGCGCGGAAGTGTTATTACCAGCAGTGGGAATATTGACTGTCTCGAAGTTCATCTGACAGTTCATTGGCGGTAAAAGCGATGGCCATCTTCTGTTCCCTGCTGAACGACGGCCATAGATGACGTAAGGATTCGCTAAGATGATACTGCCAGTGCTCTTCGCCACTTAATTCTTCCCAGCCAGCAGGAAGTAGGCAAAGCCCGCGCCCGTAAAGTTCCTCTTCTGGGGTAAGGGGTGGGAGTGGCTCAGCCTTGGGTGCTGTATTATCGCCAAAATCTCCGATAACTATTTTCCCGCCACCAGCCATATTGACTGTTACGCCAACTTCACTGATCTCAATTGTTCCGCCCACACGCTACCTCTCTATATACTGGAATAGAGTGCTCATCTGCCCACGAGCACTAGCACACCCAACAAAGGAATGATTTATGAATAAGAAAATTTTCAATGACATGGTTCTGCTTAACGAACAAACATGGGAAAGACTATCTTCGATAATGCAAAGTGAAGACGACATAGGTGTAGTCTTGCGCCTCCACCTGGTAACCGAGAAAATTATTGAAGCATGGTGCTGTGCGGCATCAAACAACGTTAATTTTTTTGATGGTTTCGGCGAAAACCTAACTATGTCATACGCGGCAAAACTCAAGCTAGCTACAAATTTTGGTTTGAATGAATTTTCTTACCAGGAGCTTAAAGTCGTAAACAAAATCAGAAATGCACGCTCTCATCAAATTGATAACTCAGAAATTACCGATGAAGAAATAAATAAATTAATCACCCACATAAGCAAGGGTGACCAAAGAGAGCTAATTGAAAACCCCAAATTTGGCATTCTGGTTGGTGATAAAGGAATACATCTCAATGAAGAAGGTATTTCAAACCGTGAAAAGTTCATTGCTTCTATTGCTGCTGTGATTCTGAGGATTGCCAAACAAGCTAACGACAGCGATAAATTTATAAAACTACTCTAACCATCCATTTTACAGCAGGCATTCACTGAGTGCCTGCTGTAATGCTGATTACACCTGGTGCGTAACCGTATTATTCCGTAAAACTCCGTCCTTCAGGGCGTGGAGGATGTCAACAAGCCCATCCGTAGATGGGCTTTGTAATGGCTACTTCGCTTTTGATTCCGCTCGCTTACGCCGGCGCTCTTCTTTCCTCTCGGCTTTTGCCATGTCCATGAATGCCTGCATGATCGAGTTCCGCATCATGTAGCTAACAAAGTGATGATTGACACAGCCGTTGAGGCGCAGCTGCTCGCCAAACTCATCCACCGAGGCCAATGCTTCCATCATGCCCTTCTCACCTTTCATGAACTCTGAGAAGTCGCGCCCCGCTCTGGAGGCGCATTCAATGACACGATCACTCATCCCGGAAGCCCTGGGATCGTAATCTGCAGCTGGTTAGCCAGGGAGTTAATCTCGGCGACCAACACTGGCTTCGTATAGCGCCATGCCGCCAGCCCTTGTCCACAGAAGCTCGCCATATCTTTTTTCTGATCAAACTCATGACACTTCATATTGAGCTGCGCACTTAAGCTGTTCCGATGATGAAGCTCTCCGGTGAAGTAGTCATCGAGGACTTTATAGGCTGCATATTTAAATCCAGGGTTTAGCCATGCTGCGTAATCATAAGCAACGAACTTTCCGCCATAAGTTCCACCGTGCACACCGCGTTCCGTAAAAACCACAGATTCGTGGTTTTTCTCCAGCTAGGCTAAGAACTCTTTGGTCTGCTTGTTTCTCAGGTAGTGGTACGGCGATTCAGATTCACTTTTACCACTAGCTTTCCACATGTCAGTGAGGCAGATCATTCCTGATTCATCAACACGGATCGGTGTATTAAAAAGCGTGATTGCTTTCATAGCGTCTTTACCTTTTAGAAAGTGAGCCTGTCTCACAGAAAAGCCGCCCGAGAGAGGTCGCCACCTATAACGGCAATTCTCAGGCTCGCTTACTGAAAGGCTCTCGTTGATATGCGCGTGAGATGCGCGGTGAAATACCGATACAAAAACGCCCCGCATCGCGAGGCATTTTCCTGAAAGTCACTTGTCAAATTTCTATGCGAGGGAAATTATTTAAGGCATTGCGCCCTGATGTACTCCTGAAGCGTTCTCAGTGCTGTTTGGTCACTGATGATTCCGTCCCGGATACCGAGAACGTTTCGTCCAGCAACTGGAGAGAGTTCGACGGTGGCATCATTGCCCATGCCGGAGGCGCTGGAGGTTTCGGCTGAGGATGACACAGGGCATTTTCCTTTGACGAGCACCCTACCACCATTATCAAGCTTGCGCCGAAGAGCATCATTTTCAGCTTTCGCATCAGCTAATTCCTTCGTGTATCTGGCGTCGAGCGCAGCAACATCATGCTGACGCTTCGTCATGTCGGTAATTGTCGCGTTCGCCAGCGCCAGCTTATGAGTAACGGTATCGCGCTGCTCTTTGTATTTCACGGCGTTACCGTGGTAGTGGTCGGTAGTCCACGCCAGCACTGCGGCCACAATCAGCAACGAGATTATTACGCCAGTGGTTATGCGGTTCATGTTACCACCAACGGATTTGCCCTATCAGATAGCCAATAGCAGCGACAAACAGTACCAGCCAGATCAGGATAAATTTCCAGTTTGGTAATTGTTCAATCATTAGTCGCAACTCCCTAATCAGTTTGCTAATATCAATCACAGGTTCTCCCTTGCCTTCATCAAGGTGCAGAAACAGAAAACCCCGACTGTTTGCAGCAATCGGGGTTTTCGCTTTTATATCCTTCGTAAATCAGAAATCGGCAGATTTTGTGTTATCCGCCCGCGTGGCGCCACGGCATTTTTTAGTGAAATATTCTATAAAATGATAATACCTGCAAATATAAGCCAGCCCCAGCCGTCATTCCCACTGATCGCAACTGCCGCCGCCATCAGAAAACATAATGCTGATACATCACGCTTACTCATGGTCAATCCCCCAGCACGCCAACGCGCTTTCCTGGTCTCGTCGCTCTACCTGACCATAGCACCCATTTTTCTGGCCTTTGGTCAGACGACAATCGCGGCCACCGTCTTTAATCCACCAGCGAATAGCTTCACAGGCTCCTTTACGGTCGCCAGCATTAATTCGCTTATAGAACGTAGACGGGAAACATTTTCCTGGGCCGATGTTGTAAGGGCAGAAAGAAGCAATACCTGCTTTCTGTGGTTCCGTCAGCGGCACTTTAATATTGCGCTCCACCCACGCCAGCGCCCTGTCACGTTCAATAGCGTTAACCTGGTCGCATTTCGCCTTTGACAGCGTCATGCCCCGAACAACGGGTTTACCGTCCACCTTTGTGGCACCGCGACAGATGGTCCATATGCCGGAGCCATCTCGGTATGCCGTGGTGTGGTTGCCTTCTTTTTCGTCCAGAAACTGGTCGAGAATCACTGACGCAGACGCACCGGCAAGCACCAGCCCCAGAACGGCAGCACTTAACTTTGTTTTTGTCGAGACCATAGTTATTTTGCCACCTCACCAGAGATGCGTTTCATTGCCTCTGTTACGACCTCAGCCGCTGCTGGGCGATCTCGACCTGGTTTAACGGCCACATCAGCAAGGTACTTAGCCAATAACTGCGTTCTTTTTTTCTCTTCATCAAGCCGTTCACGTTCTTCTTTCCGCTTCGCGTAGTAGGTCTTAATGGTGAAATAGGCCGAGATCAGAGCGCCAAGGATAAATACATAATCTTGCAAACTCAGAACAGAAAAAAAACCAAGCAGCCCTGACCACCAGTACGGCATGTTATGTCCATCGGTTGGGTTCATACGTTGCATATCCGCACCTCCGTAATCGGGGCGCTGTGTGAAGTAAGAAGGCCGCCCGGTGGATTAACGACAAAACTCAGAGGGATTATTCCGGACGGCACAAACAGAAAAGCCCCGGCAATCACCGAGGCTTAAATTGTTGCCGGTTACCGCTCCGGCGCGATCAGCAAAAGCTATCGCGGTATCAGATTGTGGTCCTGCCTGTGTGAGCTTTGCGGTCGGCTGGAACATGTAGACTCCGCATCACTCCCCGCACTTTGTCTTATTGGCGTCGGGAATCCATAAAAGAAAACCCCGCCGAGGCGAGGTTCTTAATTCTTGTAACGTCACAGGCATAATAACCCATCGTTGGAATCAGGTTAGCCATTTTCCGTTAATTTTGCAATAGCTAAATTATTTTGGTCATCGAGTCACGTTTCCCAGCACCTTTTCTGCATAAGATTCCTCAATATGGCAATGCTCCACCAGCCGATCGAAAAACAGTTTATAGTTGTACCGCCATACCATTTCCGTTACTCCCAGCGCTTTAAAAATTTCGGTATCTTTGAGACGTGGGTAGCCCCTTCCCTTGCATCTTGGGCATTTTTTATAAACCGGTACGCCCTGCAACTCAGATTTTTTCTTATCGAGAATTTCTCCGCGCCCCCGGCAACGACATTCATTTTTCACATGGCCTTTGCCATCACACGCCTTACACACTACGCGCACCTGTTCACGTACTGATTTCCACACCTCCCAGTCTGACGGAGAAATACCTTTCGTATCTTTTACCCATTTTGGTGGCTTACCATCCGGGTAAGTAACCTTGTTCGTGAAAACCTCAGCATCAATTAATTTAGCACCATGACAGCTACTGCACGTCACCAGGCTGGCCGCACTGAGGGAATAATCGCGAAATACATAACGCGCCATAGTGTCGAGAAATTTTGAGCGCTTACTCTCTTCCATTTTCCGTAATGCTCCATGCCGTTCTGCACGCTGCTCTGCTAATTGCCTGATGTAGGCGATGATATTTTCAGAAGATAAAACTCCGGCTTTTGCCAGATACAATTCAATACCCACTGCGGCTTTTGCAGTAAGTAGCCCGAGGGATGCCATTACGTCAGTAATAGTCAGCGTATCAGACGCTATTCCGCATGGTACTGCGCCGGGCATCATGGATTTAGGTGAAAAATATTTCGGTAAGGACTCAAGCTTCATTTCGATGCTCCCGTTTTGCTTCAATGCGGACGTAATTACGAAGAATGCGGTATGCCACCGGAAAAGATCCCCGGTATCGATAAATTCGGAGACGCAACCAGCGCATGCGGAGTATGTCGATCAGTTCTGGTTTCATGCTGCATTATCCTGTCGACGTGCGCGGCGCTTCTCCAGCGCCCGGGCTTTGCGGGTGAATATGGATTTGATGCGTTTCAGGTACGGGATATCGAAACGGCGTGGCACATTGTCTGATTCAAGACGCTCCACCCTTTCGAGGCCTATACGCCTGATGAGGCGGATTCGGTATTCGACCGCATTACCGCTTAACTGCCGGTTGCAGCGAGTGCAGGCCGAATGAACGTTGAATACGTTGAATTTGAGATGTGAGGCGGCACCGCGCGAGCGGTAATGGCTTGCATCGATGGCGCTTCCGGTCAGGAAATTGCTTTTACCAACCAGCGGCGCATCGCAGCTAATGCAGGGTTTACCTTCATCCCGTATCCTGATGTAACGGTTAAAGGCGGCCTGCGCCTCTTTATCCCACTGAGCTTTAGTTTTGAACGACTCACGCTTAGCCTGGCGGCGCTGGCGTTCGGCTTTATCCGCCTGGTGTTTCTCCCTGATACGCCTGGCTGCGGCTTTAATCTTTTCTTTGGCACGCAGCTCCAGAGCATAGATAGCGCCATGTTCAGGACAGCACCAGACAACGTTGCTGTAAGCAGGATGAAACCATTCCCGGCAAACTTTGCACTTACGGCGCGGTAATTTAGCCATGTTCACCCCCAGACCTTTTGGCGTAAGGATTTTGGCGTCCGCACCCGGCGTGCATATTCAGGTAATTTCGCGCTGACAGTCCAGGTAATGAAGTCAGGGTTCAGGCTCTTTTCTGTCCTTACGCCCCGCTTCTGATAATCCGATATCAGCGTGTCGGCCTGCTCGGTTGTGCAGTCGTGATGATGGAACCAGGAGTATTTCATCGCCATCACCCCGCAAAGCTCATGAGCTGGGCGGCGGCGTTCTCGGCCTCGCGCTGAGTACGGAATGTACGTGATAAAATCCACCGCCAGAGCACATCAAGCGCGGATTTATACAACTGCTGAAATTCGACCTCATCCATGCTGGAAAAAGCAATGCTGCGGGGATGTTTGCGGAGGGTGCCATCAGGTAGCTGGATGGCGTCATAGTGACCAGCCTCAACCGTCACCCATGCGCGGTATGCATCGAAAGATTTACAGAGGCTAATTCCGTTTGTTACCCGGCGGTTTGCAATCTGTTCCAGATACTGTTCAGCCGCATCCAGTAATGCGCCCTCATTCCCGCCATATGCAGCAAGAAACTTTGCATAACCGTTTACCAGTTTGCGCTCGTTGGCAGAAATGGCGCCGCCGGTGGGTTCCCAGTATTCAAACCCAAGATTAAGCAACGCGAAAAAGCGGCGATGGAATGCAGGATTCCTCACCTGACGAAACTCAGCCACCAGCACGGCGCCGAGTTTAATTTTTGATTGCAGAATATCGCTGGTCTCCGGCGTAGCCGGGATCAGGATCCCTGAGGACTGCTTAATGAGTTGTAACTGCGCCATGGTGTCCACTCCGTGGCGCATCGCGGTCAGGTTGCTGGTTGTTCAGGCCAGCTCAATAATTATGATTGCGTACGTAGTGACAAGTCAATTTTTAGAAGCCATTTCCCTTACAACTTCCATAATGGTTTCTTTAGACCAGTAACGATCATCCCTGCTTAGTTTTCTGTGAGTTATGGAGCTATCTTTGGTGGAAATTATATAGCGCTCTTCCGTCCCCAACTTGAAGGACAGCAACTCCCTTCCTTTCCCATCGGTTATGGTCACTCGCAGATCTGACTGAACTACACCCTCCACGGAATCCCCCTGAGCGACATACAGACGCGATTAGAAATTGTCGGCAGCAGCATCAAAGGGATACGCAAATTGCGGTATTCTGAAAAATGCGCGCCAGCATTAAGCGCAATGTTAATAAAACCAGTCGTCAGCGCTTTCCCACGTTTCCTGCAGAATGCTCTGTATACGTTTTTTATCGCCATCAGCAGCACCGACGATACTCAGACCATCCTGACTGCCTCGACGGATGGTTAAGTTGCAGTTTTCATACTGATTCTGGAGACGGGTAATTAATTCTTTTTCAAGCGCAGGAACGGCACCTTCCGGAAGCTGTTTTGTCCGGCTGATAACAAGTTCAATTCTCATAATTCCCTCTACATTTAACTACTGTATATAAACACAGTATACCTGTTAGAAAGAATATTCAAGAGGTGAATAGCACTTTTTGCAAAAGCTAGCATGTTGTTTCATATCAGATTTTAGGCGAAAAACCCGCCGCAGCGGGTTATGACGCAACACTTCATGCCGGAGTTTTCCGGTCCGTCTTGTTGTGAACCTCCCAGAGACTAATGCCACAACTGAACACAAACTCAGCCAGATAATTTAAGCCGGACCATTCCCGGATGCCGCCGCGCGCCGCTTCCACAAATACAGCGATATCCTGATCACGCCACACTCCAAACAGGCGCCAGCCGCCACTGTCAGTCTTAACGGCTGCTATACGCGTCAGAACACCAGTCTGGTACAGGTCAGTGAACGCAGGTTTCTTCCTGGTTATTATTCGCATATCTACAAACCTAAGAAATGTTGATTACAAATCACTGATTCGTATTTTTTGATTTTTCACTAATGCCGATCACAGGACCGGCATGTAGATACGGGACATTAGCTCTGCTCTGGTTCTGGTGCTGCTGGCAGCGGCATCCAGTGCGTAACCAAGATATGCTCAATGCAGTTCATCTGATTGCCGCCTCGCATGTCAAAAAATAGTCCAGAATGCTCATCAAAATATGAAACATAACGATATCCCAACTTGTTATGAACAATTACTTCTTGCTCGTCTTCTGGCATCCGCTCACTACAGCTTATCCAACCATCCGGAATTACCGGCGCTGACTGCTCTTTAATATGCAGTCGTGGCTCACCGTCTTTCGGTTCAGGCCATTCGCGCTTCTTGTTCACCGCCAGCTTTTCCACCATCGCCAGGGCAATCTGCTCGTCAGTAATACCAGCGCGGCGTTGTGCATCCCATAACAGGAATTGCATATCAGCCCATTCGCTGAGGTCGTCTGGTTCAGCAGCGGCCTCAAGCGCTTCTTTCGAGAGGTGCTTCAGCGGACCGATGGGGCCAACATCGCCGAACGTGGCATCAGACCATTCGGCGTGCTCGCGGCGTATCTGTTCGCGTTCTGACGCTGGCTGGGTGTAGAAATACGGTCTGATAGTCCACCTCTTATTCCAGAAGTCTCGCGTTTTCTCGGCTTCCTCAAGCGTTGTAACACTACAGCCAACCTTTCCGCACTCTTTGATGACGTGGTATCCGGCTGGCTCTGCGCTATCAGCCTTGCGGCGTTCCTGTAGCTCACACAGGGCCGCTGCAACATAATGGCTATTGTGCTGTTCAGCCCACTGAATGAGCCGAATCAGTGTTGCATTTGAAACGCGTTCGTCTGTTAGTTTGTTATTGGTAATAGTGGTCATGGGTTAGTCCTTCACAAAAATAATCCAGTGGGTTTTATCGTTCTTGCCGGTTCGTTGGCCGATGATTGGTTTCACGTCCGTCAGCGCCAGAATCTGGCTAACCGGGATCTGCGTTTCATTCCATTTAAAAATGAGTACACCGTGTGACCGCAATACACGGAACGCCTCTTTGAACCCGGCGCGAATGTCGGTGCGCCATGTTTTTTTATTCAGGCGACCGTATTTTTTACCCATCCAGGCCGTTTGACCGACACGTTCCAGATGAGGCGGATCAAACACCACAACCGGAAACGACGAATCAGCAAACGGTAGCGCGCGAAAATCAGCAATGAGGTCAGGACTGATAACCAGACGGCGACCGTCGCACAGGGTATGCTCTTCGGCGCGGATATCGGCGAACACGGCGCGGGAATCCTGTTTGTTGAACCAGAACATGCGAGAGCCGCAACACACGTCCAAAATAGTTTGCTGTGACATCACGACTCCTTAACCTTGATGCCAGCGGCGCGTATTTCGTGTATCGCATTGTCATTGCCAGCGCACCAACCCTCGGCGTAATCCCGGCTGAATCCGCTCAGGTGCATGACCTCATCAACGCTGCGTTTTGGTAAGTTGACAGCCCGCGCCTCCAGTTCTGCTATTCGCCGTTCTGCGGCTTCCAGCTTCTCGTAGAGAACATCCCAGCTTGTCGAGTTATCCAGAACCAGCTTTGTAACTCGCTCTTCACGTGATTTGTAATGTTCCAGCTCAACTCGCAGCTTCCCAACCGTAAGCGCAATATCCTCGTTCTCCTGGTCGCGGAGTTTGATGTATTGCTGTTTTTTATCCAGCTCATCCAGCAGCGCCTCTGCGGCGATATAAATAACCTGTCGTGCACGGTCTGCTGGGTCGCTATAGTGCGCCTGCATGAGGCGGAACTCTTCACGTAGCGCCTGTTTGTCGATGTTGCTCATTGGGCTACCCCCTTGTTGATGCTCATTTTGGATGCTCCATAAACCTGCATTACCTGGCTTTTCTCCAGTGCCGGTAGCGCTGAAAATCCGGTTGTCTTGTTGCAGCTATAACGCTTCAGGTCATAATCAATTACTGCCCGCTGGTCGCGGAAAATGCCGCACCGGCCGTGACGGATGAGATTCCCCCGCTCCACCGCAACTCGGATGTATTTCTCTGCGGTGGTGCGATGCAGGCCAAACATTTCGACGATGTCTTTGGTCGTTGCGTGGCCATACTTTTTCACCATCTCGATGATCCAAGCGATGAACAGGCTGCGTTCCTCTTGGGTCTTAGGCCTTGCCATTCGCCACCTCCGCGTTTACCAGCTGCTGCACGAGATTTTTATGCCGACCAACTACACGCACCGCATCGCGCAATTTCTCCAGGCTCGCCAGCTTGTTTTTTGTGCGGCGAATTTCGCGGGAGATCACCCGAACTGTCGGAACGGTCTGGGCAGTTACGCGCCCTTCGGTGAATGAGGGGATCTCCCTGATAATCTTCGCGATATCCTTCTGCTGCTTGGTAGCGGCCATTTCAGGCTCAGCACTGACTGCGGGTACAAATTCAGCAGCAGGTTCTGGCTCCGGTTTTACCGAGGACGCCGGCAGCGACCAGGTTACGCCTTTGCCCTTCCCGTTCTTCATCACAACGCCCTGGCGCTCCAGCGCGCGAAGTACAGAGACCATCCCTCGGGCATTGCGATTGACGGCCGCGGCCAGCGATACGGTGGTCATTGCCCCGTTATCACGCAGCTGCTGGCGGATGACATCGGGATCAACCTCCTCCGGCTCCGCACCTTTCAAGCGCGGGGCCTGACTCATTGAAGCTTTTGGCGTTGATTGTTGCGGCTGTTTTGCAACGGTGCCGATGAACCAGCCACCATCGCCAAAATCACATAACCCCTGGTCACGCTGTTCACGTAACATGGTAAGCGCATCAACCGGGTCGATATCCAGACGAGCTGCCACTTCGCGGTAAGTCGCCCGGCCCATTTTTTCCAGTGCTTGAATTACGGTTTCCATAGCTTTCCTTTCGAAATTATTTAACAGGACGCAGGTGCGACACGTTTTTGCGGTAGCTTGACCAGTTGAAATTCACCCAGATACCGCCATCCATCTGAAGACGGTCCATAACGCGCGCGCCCAGGGTGTTGACCAGTTCGCCGTGATTCAGGTTGGTAAGAATGCCAACCGGACGCATCGAGGAGAGTCGGCGGTCAATGACCTGATTGATGATGACCTTCTCGCCGCTGGATCCTCGCTGAATACCGACCTCATCCAGCACCAGGAGATCAACATTGCACAGGTCGTTAAGCAGTGACGATTCGGACTGTCCGTCGTCGTAACATTCACGAACACGGAGCATCAGGTCAGGGATGGTCACCACCAGAACCGAGTGGCCAGCGCCCAGCAGGTGATTACCAATTGCCGCGGCAAGGTGGTTCTTACCGGTTCCTGGCGCTCCACTGAATACAAAGCTTGCGAAACTGCCGCCTCCGAAGTTCTGCGCGTAGCTTTTTGCCATGCTGTATGCCTGGCGCTGCTCCGGCCCATTCACCTCGTAATTCGCGAACGAGCAACTGCGATGCAGTGCCTGGATGCCGGCACGACCAAAAATCTTTTCTGAGCGGGCGCGCTGGTTCATCTTGTCGATTTCGCCGGACCGCTTACGACCTTCGGTTTCCTGCCACGCCTGCCACTCTTCAACGCTGGTGAATTTTGGCTGAACACTGGCCGGGATGATTTTCTTCAGGCGCTCGAGTGCGCTGCCAGTACCCATTACGTTTTTCATTGATGCCCCCTGAAACCCGGTGGAATTTTGCTGTCAGGCTTGGATATCTGGTTCACGTCCCGGCCAGCCTTGCTGCCGCCAAAGGCGAATTTCGGTTTGAACAGGCCCTGATAACCATTGGCAATGCTCGCGTTTATAACGGCTACCGGATCGTGGCCTTCGTCCAGACACTCTTTCAGCAGGTTGAAAGCCTTGGTCACTGTCATCTCGGTTTTAATGGGCTTACCGGCCTGGCGACGGTATGTGACCCATTCCTCCCAAGAGGTTGCATCCAGCCATTCAGGGATCGGCACACCAAGCGGGTCAAACTTAACCTTTCCCCTTGGGGGATTAGAGGGGGTTAGATCTGTATTTATATTTGTCTTTGGAAGAATGTCTTTGGTGTTCCCTGTTTTCGGGGATCCCTTTCCCTGTTTTCGGGGATAACCATCCCCATTTTCAGGGATGGTTTGACGGTTATTTTCACCATCCCCGTTTTCAGGGATAACCATCCCTGTTTTCAGGGATAACCATCCCTGTTTTTGGGGCTGGTAATGACTGACTTCAGGGATTGAAATAACCCATGTGACAACTTCAGCAGCCGGGAAAGCCGCTGGGCATCTTGTGCAATTTGGCTTTGTGTAGGCCCACTTATCCAGGTTGGTATTAATCCCAATGTATCTGGTTTGCCCAATGCGCCGCAGGATGATGATGTTCCGATAAGCGAGGCTCAGTACCGCTTCTGAAACGTGCTTCACCTTCAGTGTTGTTTTGTCCGCAATGAGGCTGTTGGCGATCCTGTCCGACTTTTTGGACCAGCCATAGGTCAGACGGACGATAGCGTTCAGAACGCGGAATTCGCGGCCTGATAGCTCGACGATACACAGGGCATCCTGGATCTGGTTGGCTAAACGCAAATAGCCGTTCTCCAGTTCAGCCATGCGACTCTCCTGCTTCCCCTCTTGCGTGGGGAATTTGTAAATTTCAGCGGTGTTTGACATACTGCTCTCCGCAACTACCGGACGTATTTGCACCCGAAAGCCGTTGGTGTTCGTGCACCGCGGCTTTCACCTTAAATTCGACATGATTCACTGTGCACCTCACATGACTCCTGGGCCCATGACCGCGAGACCACTCAGAACCTGAACAACAGCCTCCCCTGGCAGAAGCGCCAGCAGGTGTTCAATGCCCTCTCTCACCTCTTTAACCAGTTGATGCTGTGGCGCCCTCAGAATTACCGCGCGTTTCGCTTCGCCGATCTCCTTCTCCATCGCTGCATAACGCGTCATAAAGCAGTCTTGGGATACCAAGCGGCCACGGAACTCAAGCGGAAGAACGGCGAGGATCGCGGGTGACAGCTGGCTGATGTTTTTGCGGGCATACTCCGTATCACCATCGAGCCAACGGAATAGCTTCTGACGCTTACGGCTCAGGTCTTCAGGAAAATCCAGCCCGGCGCCGCCCTGTCGCTCCCATTCCTCAACGATGATTCCGGCAACGACATCCTGGTTATCCAGTGATGCGGCCCAGGCACGAACGGCATCGCGGATCTGTTCGTGCTTATCTGCCGCGCTTGGCTGATTGCGATTTATCATCGCCACCGGAGTTATTCCGGTATTTTGTTGATATGAAATGGCATGCATGGTCAGGACTCCTGTTTTGGCAGCCCGTCTGTAGGGTTTGGATATGCTTCTGGATCAATTTCATGAGGTGTAATTTGCCAATTCAGGAACTGACAAAGCGCACGAACTCGTGACGTTGGGACTTTCCCAGAATTCATCCATCGACTAACCGCCTGAGATGAAAGGCCCATAGCCTCACCAAGGGCAGTTTGAGTAGTGATTGATTTCACTTTTTTCTTGAGTTGCTCGTTCATGACTCCTCCTTAGGTTGTGAACAAGCATACACATTGAAACTGAACGTTTCAAATAAATTACTCCAATTTGTTTCAGTTACTTCTGAAACATAGGGTTGTAAAATGGAAAGTATGAATACCGAAACCAATAAAGTTTTCGCATACAGGTTCAACCAGGCTCTTACGGAGCATGGTTGGAATCTTTCCGATTTAGCCCGTCGCGTTGGTGTTACGCCGCAGGCGGCACAGAAGTGGGCGAAAGGAATTTCTATACCGCGCGGTCTGAAGCTCAAGTCCCTCGCCGAAGTAACTGGAAAGCCCGAACACTGGTACTTCATGCAGCCAGACACTGATGATCCTGAGGTGATGGCTCAGCTTGGTATTCCCAAAAAACTAGATGTTACCGAAGAGGCCCTTCTTGCTATCTTTAATCAGCTCCCCGAAGCTGAAAAATTACGCCTTATCATTCATGCAAAGGGCGTATTGAAAGAACTGGAAGAGCTGAAAGATGATGTTGGTGATCTGATAAAAAACCTAAACCGCTAACCCCTCTCCCCTTTCCAACGCTGGCATTGCCGGCGTTTTTTTACGCCCTCAATTACTAAAGTTAGTTTCAATTCGCTTGACCATTGAAATAATTGGTTGTAACTTTAAGCCATCGACAACAGGCGCATCGTTGTCAGGTTTAAAACGTTCCGCTGGCCGGCGATAAGGCAAAGAGGGTGAGATGGAAAAAGCATACGAAGAATACTTTGAAGGCCTCGCCGATGGTGAGGAGGCACTCAGCTTCGCAGAATTCGTGGAGGCGCTGTCATGAAAGCCACCAGCTCAGTACCTAACAGCGGGCGCGCCGTCCCAATGCGAAACATCCGTACCGGCGCAGCATGGCAGGTTTCATTCGACTACCGAGATGGCACCTACTGGCACGAACCACAGGGCAACCTGCGCAACATTCGCCGCCCTTATGCCTCACGCACTATTGAACCAAATCTAGTGCCTGCGGGGACTCACTGATGGGAGCACTGTACGCATTAGTGCTGACCATCACCATGACGAACGGTGATTACCAGGATGCTGTTGTCGGTATTTTCGACAACCAGCAGCAATGTGAAGCGGCAGCGAGTGAGCAAATGGGCGTCACTAACTGCTATCCAGTCGAAGGCATCATACATGCTGACGAAACACCAGCAGGTTATGAGGCGAAATTTTGAGGGGTAAGGGATGTGCAACTGCATTAATGAGGTCGGTGCTCAGATCGAAGCACGACTGAAAGAAAAGGTTCCGGAAGGTGCAGAAGTAAGCGAAAGCACTTTTGATACCGGTTGGGATAATCAGGTTCTTTCTCTTTCCGAAGGCAAGCTGTTTGTAATGCTGAAATACAAACTGGCATACCGGGCCAAAAAGAAAAACGGCGAAATGGCTAAAAACCTTAATCGCCTGGAAACTAACGCAAAAATGAATTTCTGCCCGTTCTGCGGCGAATCGCAGGGCTGACACCACCAGCAAAACCGAATTTAACCGAATGGTCGGCTATTAAAGCGACAGGATTGTTACACACAAAATTCAGGAGTTCAGCCATGAACGCATATCTCACTTATGACCGGATCGAGGCTCAGAACTGGACCCGGCATTACCAGCAAATCGACAGAGAAGAGAAAGAATCCGAGCTGGCTGACGACCTGGAGAAAGGACTGTCGCTTCACATGCTGGAGTCGCTGTGTATGGACGAGCTACCGCGTCACGGCGCCAACAAAAAAGCGATCAGCCTGGCATTTGATGACGATGTCGAATTCCAGGAGCGCGCGTCGGAGTTTGTGCGGTACATGGTTGAGGTGTTTTCCCGGCATCAAATTGATATTGAATCGGAGGAATAAGACAAATGAGCACAGCACTCGCAACACTGGCAGGAAAACTGGCTGAACGTGTAGGAATGGATTCTGTAGATCCGCAGGAACTGATCACCACATTGCGCCAGACAGCGTTTAAAGGTGATGCCAGTGATGCGCAGTTTATTGCGCTACTGATAGTCGCCAACCAGTACGGTCTTAATCCGTGGACGAAAGAAATATACGCCTTTCCTGATAAGCAGAACGGGATCGTCCCTGTGGTGGGTGTTGATGGCTGGTCCCGTATTATCAACGAAAACCAGCAGTTTGACGGCATGGATTTTGAGCAGGATAACGAATCATGTACATGCAGGATTTACCGTAAGGACCGTAACCATCCGATCTGCGTTACCGAATGGATGGATGAATGTCGCCGGGAACCATTCAAAACCCGTGATGGTCGTGAGATTACTGGACCGTGGCAGTCACATCCCAAACGGATGTTGCGACACAAAGCAATGATCCAATGCGCCCGTCTTGCCTTCGGTTTCGCTGGCATCTACGACAAGGATGAGGCCGAACGCATTGTCGAAAATACCACGTATACCGCAGATCGCCAGCCGGAACGCGACATCACTCCGGTTAGTGATGAAACCATGCAGGAAATTAATGATCTGCTGATCACCCTGAATAAAACATGGGATGACGATCTGCTGCCGCTCTGCTCCCAAATCTTCCGTCGCGATATTGGTGCATCGTCAGATCTTACGCAAATCGAAGCAGTGAAAGCCCTCGGATTCCTGAAGCAGAAAGCAGCAGAACAGAAGGTGGAAGCATGACACCAGAAATTATCCTGGCTCGTACAGGTATTGACGTTAGCAACATCGAGCAAGGTGATGAAGCGTGGCACCGTCTACGCCTCGGTGTCATCACTGCTTCCGAAGTTCACAACGTCATTTCAAAACCACGTTCAGGCAAGAAATGGACGGATATGAAGATGTCCTACTTTCTCACCCTTCTTGCTGAAGTTTGCACCGGCGTGGCGCCGGAAGTTAACGCCAGGGCGCTGGCCTGGGGGAAACAGTATGAGGACGATGCTCGCACCCTGTTTGAGTTCACCACTGACGTGAAGGTCACCGGATCGCCGATCCTTTTCCGTGACGAGGGCATGCGTACCGCCTGTTCTCCTGACGGCCTGTGCAGTGATGGCCGCGGTCTTGAGTTGAAGTGCCCTTTCACCTCTCGCGACTTTATGAAATTCAGGCTTGGCGGCTTCGAGGCTATCAAATCCGCCTATATGGCCCAGGTGCAATTCAGCATGTGGGTAACCGGGAGAGATGCCTGGTATTTCGCGAATTATGACCCGCGCATGAAGCGAGAAGGCATTCACCACGTGGTTGTTGAGCGCGACGACAAATACATGTCCCTCTTCAACGAAATGGTACCGGAATTTATCGAAAAGATGGACGAAGCGCTAAAGGAGATTGGCTTCACGTTCGGGGAGCAGTGGCGATGACGCACGCAACAACGGCAGTACTACCAGTTGAAAAAAGTGTTCCGCGCACCTGGCGCCGCCCGTTCCTGAAATGGGCAGGCGGTAAATATTCGCTGCTGCCGGAACTGGACCGCCTGATACCAGCAGGTAAACGACTGATAGAACCATTTGTGGGCGGCGGATCGGTGTTTCTCAACTCAGATAAACACGAATACTTCCTGCTGGCTGACATTAATGCTGACCTGATCAATCTGTACCAGATGCTGGCCGTAGTGCCTGATTCGGTAATCGCAGAGGCAATGAAGGCTTTCAGGCATCTGAATGATGCCGAAAACTACACAGTAATTCGTGAAGCATTCAACGCCTGGCAACTGAATGCGACAGAGCGAGCGGCCGCATTCCTTTACCTCAACAGGCACTGCTTTAACGGTCTGATGCGTTACAACCTTGATGGTTTTTTCAATGTTGGATGGGGAAAATATAAAGCCCCATACTTCCCGGAAAAAGAGCTCATGGCATTCAGGAAGAAGTCCAGCGCGTGCGTATTTATGAATGCAGGTTTCGAACGTACTCTCAGGCTGGCGGGTGATGGTGATGTCGTTTACTGCGATCCGCCATACGAGCCAATGCCCGGCACCGCTGGCTTCACTAGCTACGCCTCCGGCGGGTTCTCATGGGATAGCCAGGTAGCACTTGCTGAAAGCTGCGTGGCAGCCCATCAGCGCGGCGCAAAAGTGTTTATCAGTAATTCTACCGCACCACGCGTTATTGAACTTTACGAGCGGCACGGCTTCACTTTGCACCGGGTCAATGCCCGCAGATCAATATCGAGTAAAGGCAGTACCCGAGAAACAGCGAACGATATCGTCGCCTCACTGGGGATTTAGTGATGATGAAACTTATTAACAGAAGCAAGCAATCACCAGTCGGTCGTCGCGCATGTGATGTTGCACTGGCGGCGCATCATGAGAAGTTCGGCGATTACGGCAGACAAAAGCACGTTACCAATTACACCGTTGTAGTGGATGGCGTAAAGGTTCCTGTCGAAGTAGTTAACCGGGCCACCAGCTACGTAGCCACCGCAATGATCGGCGTCCGGAAACTTAGAAATCTGCCAGCACAGGCAAACTGAATATTAGCGATGGCCCGCTGCGGGGCCACTGGAGAAAACGATGAGCAACATTATCCAACTGACGCCAAACAAGTGGGTTAGCGAAAAAGTCCTGATTGCGGTTACCGGGCTTAAGCCCGGAACCATTACCCGCGCCAGAAAAGAATCCTGGATGCTGGGCCGCGAGTACCTGCACATTTCACCAGACGGAAATCCGAAGCCTTCGAGCGAATGCATATACAACAGAGAAGCCGTTGATCAGTGGATCGAGGCGCAGAAAAAAAATCAACCAGGTGCGAAGACAACATGAAAAGCAGTACACTCGTCAATGCTCCTGGACGTCAGGAGGGATTAATGGCTAATGCATCATACCCGACAGGCGTCGAAAACCACGGCGGTTCGCTCCGCATCTGGTTTCTGTATAAAGGTAAACGTGTCAGGGAAAACCTTGGTATCCCTGACACTGCAAAAAATCGCAAGATAGCTGGCGAACTGCGTTCTTCGGTTTGTTTTGCGATAAGGATGGGGAATTTTAACTATGTGGAAAAATTCCCAAACTCACCGAACCTTGCCCGATTCGGTCAGGATAGAAAGGAAATTACTGTGCTGGAGCTTACCGAAAGATGGTCCGAGCTGAAGAGAATGGAGATCAGCTCTAATACCATGAGTAGGTACGAATCTATCATAAAAAACATGCTTCCACTCATCGGCGAAAACAAAATGGTTTCTGCGGTGACTACTGAGGATTTGCTGTATGTCAGGAAGGAGTTGCTGACGGGCTTTCAGGTAATGAAGAAGGATCACCGGACTCAGGTTAAAGGCCGGAAATCGTCCACAGTGAATAATTACATGATGCTGATGGCCGAGATCTTCCAGTTTGGAACAGATAACGGCTATGCAAAGGAAAACCCGTTTAGCGGAATTAACCGTCTCAAGAAAGCGAAAGGGGAACCAGATCCACTCACGACAGACGAGTTCATCAGGTTTATCCAGGCATGCGGACACCAGCAGATGAGAAATCTCTGGTCACTGGCAGTCTATACCGGAATGAGGCATGGGGAGTTGTGCGGTCTGGCCTGGGAAGATATCGATCTGCATGCCGGGACGATCATTGTGAAGCGCAACCTTACCCAGACGGATGAGTTCACCCTGCCAAAAACCGACGCAGGTACTGACAGGGTGATATATCTCATTCAACCAGCTATTGATGCCCTGAGGAATCAGGCCCAGTTGACACGCCTTGGCCGGCAGTTTGAGGTTGAAGTGAAGTTGCGGGAATATGGACAATCTGTCATTCAGCCCTGCACGTTCGTATTCAGCCCTCAATGCGTCAAACGTGGACCTCGCACAGGATATCACTACGCGGTTAATTCCATTAATAAAATTTGGGCCCCGATAATCAAGCGTGCCGGCATTCGTTACCGTAACGCGTATCAGTCACGACATACCTATGCATGCTGGTCATTATCAGCTGGTGCTAACCCAAACTTTATAGCAACGCAGATGGGGCATACCGATGCACAGATGGTTTACAAGGTGTATGGAAAGTGGATGTCAGAGAAGAGCGCAGAACAGGTTTCTCTGCTCAACCAGGCACTTTCCCGCTATGCCCCATCACTGCCCCAAAGCATGGTAGCAGCGCAGTAGAAATCCTTAAATTCAAGGGGTTAGCAGTCGCATCGCTACATTTTTATAACATGGGGCACGAAATGCGCTCGACCCTAAAGACAGCTTATGGTGTGATCGGGGTTCAATAAATCGCTAAACAAGGTATACTCCAGCGGTTTTCTTAGTTGTTTATTGTACTAAACGCTCCCGTGAGAGGACGCAACAGCGCACCTATGACACAATTCGCTTCTCCTGTTCTGCACTCGTTGCTGGATACAGATGCTTATAAGTTGCATATGCAGCAAGCCGTTTTTCACCACTACTATGATGTGCAGGTAGCGGCTGAGTTTCGTTGCCGTGGCGACGACCTGCTGGGTATTTATGCCGATGCTATTCGCGAGCAGGTGGACGCGATGCAGCACCTGCGCCTCCAGGAGGACGAGTTCCAGTGGCTCTCCGGCCTGCCCTTTTTTAAACCGGATTATCTGAACTGGTTACGCGAGTTTCGCTATAACCCAGCTCAAGTCTGTGTCACCAACGATAACGGCAAGCTGAATATTCGCTTAACCGGCCCGTGGCGTGAAGTCATTATGTGGGAAGTGCCGCTGCTGGCCGTGATCAGTGAGCTGGTTCATCACTACCGCTCGCCAAACGCGGGCGTTGATCAGGCGCTCGACGCGCTGGAAAGTAAGCTGGTTGATTTCACTGCGTTAACCGCCAATCTCGATATGTCCCGCTTCCACCTGATGGACTTCGGCACCCGCCGCCGTTTCTCTCGTGAAGTGCAGCAGGCGATAGTTAAACGTCTCCAGCAGGAGTCATGGTTCGTCGGCACCAGCAACTATGATCTCGCGCGTCGCCTGGCGCTGACGCCGATGGGCACTCAGGCGCACGAATGGTTCCAGGCGCATCAACAAATCAGTCCGGACCTGGCGACCAGTCAGCGTGCCGCGTTGGCCGCCTGGCTTAACGAATATCCGGACCAGCTTGGTATCGCATTGACAGATTGCATTACAATGGATGCGTTTTTACGCGATTTCGGCATTGAATTCGCCAGCCGTTATCAGGGGTTACGCCACGACTCAGGAGACCCTGTCGCATGGGGCGAAAAGGCGATTGCCCATTATGAAAAGCTGGGGATTGATCCGCTGACAAAAACGCTGGTCTTTTCAGATAACCTTGATCTGCCAAAGGCGGTCGAGCTCTATCGCCATTTCGCCTCTCGCGTGCAGTTAAGCTTCGGCATCGGTACCCGCCTGACCTGCGATATCCCTCAGGTAAAACCGCTCAATATCGTGATTAAGCTCGTGGAATGTAACGGAAAGCCGGTGGCTAAACTTTCCGACAGCCCCGGTAAAACGATCTGTCATGATAAAGCGTTTGTGCGCGCGCTGCGTAAAGCGTTCGATCTCCCGCAGGTGCGTAAAGCAAGTTAA